GGGGGCGGGCGAAGGAGGCGGCGGCGGCGATGGGGATGACGATAGGGAAGTGGATGGAGCGAGCGATCGAGCAGGTGGCGAACGGGGAGTTGGACGATCGGAACCGGGCGAAGAGGGAGCGGCAAAAAATTTCGGAAAAAACCGGGGAGCCGGAACTGGCAACCGGGGTGGATGGAGCGAAGCAATCGGGCGGCGAACTGACCGTCGAAGGGGTGCGGGCGGCGGCTGCGCAGTTGCGGGGTTCAGGCCCGCGGGTTGCGCTTCGCGAGAATGGGCGCCTGGACTGCCGCGCACTCGGGGACAACGAAATTATTGCGGCGAGCGCGGATGGACCTGGGGCGCCGCGCGACGTGCTGATCTACGACGATGCGCAACCGGAGGCCGGGGCCATTCCGGCGGTGCTCGGGGAGTATCACGATCAGGGGGATCTCCTGGTGCTCAAGCACGTCCGCACGACCAGCAACGTAAAAAATTCGGACGGCTCGATGTTCGAGCCTGGCGGGGCGACGCTCAAAGACGCGGAACCCGGCGTGCTCTATTCCTGCGGGACATGCCTCACTTGCCACGTTTCGGTGTTTGACGCGAAGGACGATCCGCGACTCCGCAATTTCGATGGCAAGCTGCACGTCTGTCTGCCGGTCATTGCGGATGCCGGCAGGCGGATCCTCGGGCCCGCGAGTGAAACCGGCGGATCCGATCGCGTGAAAGGATTCCCCACATTTCGGTCGCCGCAGCCGGCAACCGCCCAGCTCGGGCAGGCCAAAGCGCGGCCGCGGACACCCGCGGTTCAGGAGCGCAAGGCCACCAAAATCCGCTGCATCCACGGAACCAGGAAAGGGCACAACTGTTGGCGCTGCGGGGGGCTTGCCGGTGTCCTCTAACCTTTGCTGGCCGTACATCGCGGGATTTTTTGACGGCGAAGGATCGGTGATTTTACCGCAGGGGCGCGGCTACATCACACCCGTCGTGCAGATCTATCAGGGCGGCCCATTCGGACAATCCGCACTGTGCGAAATCGGCGAATGGATCGCGCCATTCGGGATTAATAGCCGCGTATCGGCGGGAAGATCTGGTCACGGCAAGACGGTTTACGTGCTGCGTCTCGACGGAAGGCAATCGGCCGGCCAGTTCCTCATCAACGTGCTGCCCTATCTCAAAATCAAAAAAACCGCTGCTCAGGACGTTCTCCGGTTCATTCGCATCTACAAGCGGCGGGACGGGCGAAAGGACTATTGGCGGCACGGGCAGTGCGGCGGAATCGCGGCGGTAGTGAAATGAGCGACGCGCCCAAAGAAGTGTGGCGCGAGCTCGTCACGGACTGGAAAAAATAGACGCGCCGACCCACCGCCCAAGTGCAAAACTTGACAGCGCCGCCCTTCCGGAATACTTTCCTTCTGACTCGGCAAGTCGTTTCACCACAATGAAGCACCCACAATGATGTGAACTCCGCGCGAGGGGAACCTTCGCGCTGGCGGCGAACCCGCCGAAAAAAGGAGATCCATTCATGAATGTGTTTTCAAGTGGTGGCGGTGTAAACGGCTTCAACCCGTCGCTCATCGGCGGGACCGGTACGACTGCAAAGATCTTCCCTTCGCTGCTCGGCACCGGATTCGATAACGGCGGTGGCGCTCTCCCGACGCCGGGCGCGGCAACTGCAGCTTTTTGCCAGATCCCGGCCGGCGGCCAGTACGAGCAGCAACTCATCGAGGTGCGCGCGAGCGGAAATCTTTTTGTCCACGGCACTTCGCCGACCGTGCAAATTGTTTTTCAGCAGGGTTCGAGCATGACCTCGACGAGCAACACGACGATGGCGACGCTTTCCGCGGCGCTCTCGGTCACAACCGCGTCCACCTATCCGTGGAGCTTCACCTGCAAGCTGCAGGGGGATTCCGACTCGGGGATCATGCAGATCTTCGATCCGGAGTTTCATTTGAACGGCGTCGCCGGCGCTTTCACCTCGACGCTCACCGATCTGACCGGAGTTAATTTCTTCACGACCACTTACCCGTTCGTGTTTGGAATCACCTTCGCCGTTTCGGATGCGCTCAACAAAGCCAAGCTGAGTCAGTTCCAGTTCGGCACCTAATCGGAACCGATGCCGTCGAAGGACAGGCGCGTAATAAATTCGTACAGGGCACGTCGCAGAGAGATCGTGCAAAAGCTCAAGGACGTGCCCTGCATGGACTGCGGAGGAAAGTTTGAACCGTGCCAGATGGATTTCGACCACAAGGGGTCTAAGTGTTTCGATGTCTCGATCGCCGTCGCAGACGGAACTTCGATGGAGGCGATACTTAGGGAGATCGAGAAGTGCGATGTGGTCTGCTCCAATTGTCACCGGCTCAGAACCCGCCGACGAAGGAAGTTGAAAGATGCCCTGGGATGAAGTTCTCAAAAAATGGAAAGCTGGCACCTTGAAGTCCGGGGGTTCCGGCAAAAAGGTCACTTCGCAAAAGCAGGCGATCGCGATCGAACTCTCGGAAAAACGCAAGGCCGAAGGCGGCAAGAGCGAGTACCAAGCCGCCTACGAAAAGAGGAATTCCGATGGCAGGTAAAAAGCATCACTCGTTTTCGCACACGACCACCCACCACTTCAAGGACGGCAGCGGGCACACCCACCATCACCACGAATCGGATCCCAAAAAAGATGTCGAGTACGCGCACATGGATCACGAGGGCATGATGGATGGGATGCAGAAAAATCTATCGCCCGAAATGGCTGGGGCTGCGGGCGGCGGTGGCGGAGCCGAGGAAGCACTCGAGGCCGGAGCTGCCGGCGGAGCTGCCGGCGGCGCGGACGGGCCCGCGGGCGCCTAACGAAATCGCGGGCGTTATAGCTCAACGGGTAGAGCTCCACCGCCGCGCATCGGTGGGGGCGCCGGTTCGAGCCCGGCAAGGCGCCCGCGAGTTTTTTCATCGAGGAGGGAGCATGGCAGGCGAGTATCAGCAAGCGTTTGAGAAACGAAATCCCGGCCTGACTCCGCCAGGGAAAGGCCACAAACCGAAAAACAAACGCGCCGCGGCGGCAGTGCATCAACTCGGCAGAACAAAGGTGACGGGGAACTTTGCCAAGATCGAGAAAAAATCCGGTAAAGGAGCTGCCATCGCAGCATTCCAAAATGCACGAAAGGTCCACAAAGCCTGATGGCCTACCGGACCGAAGCCGATCGCAAAGCCAACGCGCGCGCCTATCATGCTCGCGTGGGGCGGCAGAATTCGGCCGCACTCTGCAGACGCAATCTCGGTTTCCTGCGGCGATACAAGGAATCGCATCCCTGCGTCGATTGCGGGGAGTCACGCTGGTGGGTGCTCGATTTCGATCATCGGGCCGAAACCGACAAAACGTACAACCTGACCAGGATGCGCTATCACAAGATGGAGCGGATTCTGGCGGAACTCGCGAAATGCGATGTGCGCTGCAAAAATTGCCACGCAGATCGCCACTATCGCGAAGGCACACGGCAAAGCGCGATTAAGATCGCGCCGCGCTTCTGATGCCGAATTGGGCCGAGCTGCATGAAATTTCCCGGGCCGTGAAAGCCACCCACGCGCAGGTGGACTACCGCCAGGGAACCAAGGATGAGCACTGCGGAAACTGCCGCAACTTCATCCCCGACGCTGAGGAGAATCGTTGCCGAACCGTACAGTGCCCGATCGCCAGCCCGAAATGGTGCCGGCGGTATCAACCCGAGTAAAGCGCGAAGCGCGGTGGGCCTATCAATTCCGCGACGTCCCGCTCCCTGCGGATCTTCCCGATTACGGGGAGCTCTACTACAAATCCGAATGCCAGCCGCTCAAGCGACTCAAAACCCTCCACACCAAAACCGCCGAAGCCAAAGCCCACAAACTGCACTTCCGCGAATGGATCGAGCTGCGCGATCGCGCGCGTAAGGATCTCTACTGGCTCGGCCACGATTGCATCGCAACCCCGGAGTCCGGATCTGGATTCGTCGAGCACGTTCATCGCGAAATGCTCGAGCAATTCGTGCCCAAAAACTTCGACGGCGTTTATCACAAGAATTGGACGCTCGACGAAGCCCGCGCCGCTCTTGATCGCCAGCCGCGCGAAAAGGAAATGTTGCTGCTCGCCCCGACCGGCGCCTTCAAATCGACGGCCAACAAAATCGACTGCGTGCAGTGGATGCTCAACTTCCCCGACGTGCGCATCTTCATCATCACGGGATCCGGGCCGCTGTCGAAAAAGTTTCTGCGCGAAGTGAAGGGCTTTTTCTGCAAGCTCGAAGGCAAGCCGCACACGTTTTTCCAGGCGCTCTTTCCCGAGTACGTGATCCCGGTAGCGGAGGCCGATACCCTCTCACCGCTATTCTCGCCGGCGCGCCTGCACGCACAGCCCGGCACCCCGACGCTATGGGTCAACTCGATCGACGGCGCGATCGCCGGCTGGCACTGCGATGTGTGGAAAGGCGACGACGTCGTAAACGAGGACAACTCAAACAACGAGGACACCCGCGAAACGCTCAAACAGCGCTACGACAACATCTCCGGAAATCGGCCGGATAAGTGGGCTTTCAAAGATCACCTGGGCACGCGCTACGATCCTTGGGACTGGTACGGATCCCGCCTCGATGAAGCCCGCCGCTACCCGGAGACGAATGCGCTCAAGCATTTGAAACGCTCGGCCTGGACCGTGCATCCCGAATTCGCGCAGGTGCCGATCAAACTTTTGCAGGAGCACATGGTCGATCTGTACTTCCCCGAATTCATGCCCTTCAAGCTGATGATTAAAAAGTGCCGCGCGAACGAAAAAAACTTTCGCTGCCAGCAGCTCAACGAGCCGGCCGGCGGCGAAGTCGCGGTCCATTTCAGCGAGGAGGACATCAAGAATCACACGATCCTGCTTTCCGGAGTGCCCCTGCTCGCAAACGGAGAGATTCGCCGGCCGGCGATTATTTGGGACACCGCGCATGGGGATAACGGCCAATCGGATTGGTCCGCGGGCGCCGTAGGATGGTGCAACCGGCCGACGCGCACGCTCTTTGTGCTCGAGGTGGCGATGGGCAAGTGGAAGGATTCGCAGGTTGCGGTGCAGGTTGTCGAGCTGCATTGGAAGTGGAACGCGCTGTTTTCGGAAGTCGAGAAATTCCACGGGTGGGAGCTGTTCGCGGCCGAAGTGCAGCGCGTGTCGCTCAAGCGTTACCGGCGCCCGGTGCCGCTCCTGTGGCGCGAGGCGGATAACTCCCCGGGGTCGAAGCGCAATCACATCAAGGGGCTCGAGACGCTGCTCGCCGACGATCGGCTTTTGTTCGTCGACGGCGACTGGATGGATCTGCTCACGCAGCAGTTCGTACGCTTCACCGGCTTTAGCAAACGCCGCAAAGATGACGGGCCCGACGCCATCTCTAGGCTGCAGCGCTTGATCCCTGCGGAAACTTGGACCGAAGTTGCCGATGCCAACGCCGGCGATCGCAAAGCGCGCGAGGCTCAAGAGCTCCGCGAGCAGTTCGCTCGAAACCAACGCGATTCCGAGTACACCGCGATCTTCGATCGCGCGACTCCTCCGCCTCCGGCGCCCGAGCCGGCCGCGGAACAAGTTCAGGCGGCGCCGGCCTCCGGTCCTGATTGGATGTTCGGAATTACGGGGATACACCTGTGAGCCCGCGCAAAGCGCCCAAAATCCCGAAGCAGCCGGAAGCGGTAGACCAGAATCACGAAATCGTGCAGGCCGACGTAACCCTCACTCCCACCGGGTACAAATATTCCGACGCCGCGGCCGTCACGATCGCAATGCGCGACATGGATACCTGGTTTGCCTTCATCCAGGCATCCAACTGGGCCGCGCGCTGGACCGACGCCGATACCCTCGTGCAATCTCCGCAGTCGATGTCTCCCTGGGGCCAGGGCATCGGGATGAAGGCGTGCGTTCCTAATTTCCTGCTCTCGAATGCGCTCGACGTCGTCGTGCCGAAGATCGTCGGCGGTCTGACCTACGAGGATCCGCCCTTCCTTCTGCGGCCGCGGCCGGGCACGACCGATGAAGTGATCCGCGCGAAAACCGCGATTTTTTCCTATCAGCTCGAGGACATGAATTTTGTCGAAACGGTTGAAATGGGCGTCTACGATTGCGGGCTGCGCGGCACCGTGATTTTCAAATGGGGCTGGCACGAAGAGACGCGCCGGTTCCGGACGTTCAAACGCAAAGCCGATCCGATCCGCGGCACAACTCCCACCGGGTTTAATTACACGATCCACACCGACGATTCCGATGCGATCGAATTTGAATACGTCGAGCGCCAGGTGCGCCGGCCCTACCTCGAGAAGAAGGATCTTGCGCGCGTGGGCTTCGATCCCGCCTGCAAGGATCCGGACTGCCGCAAAGCCAAATGGTCGGTCGAGTGGGGCTACGTCGATTGGGAAGATCTGATGCGCATCGCGCAGCTCCCCGATTACGACGTGCCGAAACAGTCGGTTTTGATGGACTGGTTCATGCGCGATAAAAAACCGGCGCGTCCGGACAGCCCGGTGATGACCATGCCCGAAGGCATGCGCGCGCAACTGGTTCACGCGCTGCCCGAAAATTTCAACACGAGCGCCGATCCCCTGCGCGCGAAAATGGTGCTGGTCGAACGCCAGGATTCCAATTCGATCGTCGTCGTGCTGTGCCACGGATCGGATTGCATCCTGATCCGCAACTCCGAGAACCCCTTCGCCGAAATCGCAAGGGGCGCGGGCGGCACAGGACACACCTACCTCTCGAGCGTGTGGCGGCCGCTGCGCGATTCCCTCATCGGCCAGGGCCTCGGCCAGATCGTCGGCACCCGGCAAATGGTCGCGCAAGGCACCGAGAATCTCGCGCTCGAGGTGGCCGCCTATCCGCTGCATCCAACCTTCACCATGATCGAAGGCTGGAACACGCCGACGCAGAATATTTCTCTCGGATCGGGCGACGTCTTGAAGATCCAGGGCGACGACGTGCGCAAGGGAATCGGGCTGCTCGAAATGCCGAAAGTACCCTCGGAGGTTTGGCAAATCCTGCAGTACAACAAAGCCGAATCGCTCGAGTCGGCCGGCACCAATCAACAAGTGACGATGGGCGCGGGCGCCGCCGGCGTGCAGACGACGGGCATGCGTTCGGGATCCGGAGCGCAAGCCGTCACCGCGGCCGCGGCCGGGCGCCTCGATGGGCCGACCGAGCGAATCATCCGGCAGGTTTTCGTCCCCTGGCTCTACATCATGGACAACCTGAACAACGAGCTCCTGCCGACGCAGCAGATCCGCGAGATCCTGAGCGAAGGGGAGATCCAGTCGCTCGATCTCGATCACGTTGCTTTCCGCAACGCGCAGATGAAGTACGAAGTGCTGGCCGGGGCGCACCTGGGACCGAAGCGCGAGATGGCGCAATTCCTCGCGGCGATCGAGCAGATCGCGATCAACCCCGCGCTGCTCGAGGCGGCCGCGGAGGCGGATATGCAGTTCAATTTCCGCGACTGGTTCAAGAGTTACGCGGAGATCGCCGGGTTCAAATTCACGCAGCAATTTTTCACCGACATGACCGCCGCGCAGAAAAAACGCCGCGATCAAAACTCAAAAGCGGGCATCATGGCGCAGCAGTCTCAGGCCAAGCAGCAGCAGTTCCAGCAAACGCAGCAGGCCAAGACGCAGAATATTTTTGACAACGCTCTCGCGCGCGCCGGCGAAAAAGCCACGGTCCTGCAGGTCGAGCACTCCCTGCAGATCGGGCAGGAGCAGCTCGGATCGGAGACAGTCGGGTAATGGACTGCGACGGCAAACTCGTCTTTGATTCCGGCCACAAGCCGACGCCGCTCACAAACGCGGAGCGCAACGACTTGGCCGCGATCACGAAGCACCCGGGGATGGAGGTGCTCATCGGCAAGATCCTCGAGCAGCACGCGCGGCAGCAGCTCGAGCGCATTCACAAGATCCCGCTCGATGACGCCGCGCGCGTCACGAAGCTCGACGCTATCTGTTCGGTGGCCCAGGCCATGCGCTTGACCACCGAGATCGCCAAAATGGAGCTCGCTCACAACTGGAAAACTCTCGAGGATGCAGAGAACGCCAGGCGTGAGAAAGGCAAGAAAAATGAAAAGGGGAAATCACAATGACGGAAGCAACTGCAGCAGAGATCGGATTGCGCACGATCGAAGTCAACGGCCAAACTAAATACGCCATCAGCTTTCCGCTGACCGACGAAAACGGCAAAGCACTGCTCGACAAAAACGGCAAACCGCGGGTCACGAATCTGATCGGGGACACCGTCGAGGATGTCGTGCGCAAGCAATCGGAATCCATGCTGGAAGTCTCGCGCGCGCTCGAGCGTTCGACCAAACGCTTTGAGACACTCTCGGGCCGCACGCCGGCGCCGGCCACGCCGCGCGCGGAAATTAAAGCGACGGCGCTTACCGCCGAGGAGTCCGTGCAGGTCGGCCTCGATGCCCAGGATCCGCGCAAGGCCGCGGCCGCGATCGCGCGTGTGGTAGAGTCGGTCGTCCCGGTGAAGGAAATCACGGCGGAAGTGCAGCGCACTTCGCAGTCGATCGACCTCGAGCAGCGCAAGCGCATCGCGCGAGAATTCATCGCGCAAAACGCGGACAGCTACTTGCCGGTCGAAGCGAACAACGCGATGCTCAACGCCTATCTGATCAAGCACGGCCTCGCTTTCACCGTCGATAATCTGGAATTTGCGTCTGCAGCGTGCGCGCCGCAGCTAGCGCGCGCAACGCCGCGGCCGAACAATGACCCACCGCCGAGTCACCAAAATGATCCGCCCCAAAATGATCCGCCCAACTCGGGAGCTCCTCCCTCCCCACAGCGGAGGACACCTGTAGGCGGCATTCGCAACTCGCAGGTGTCAGATCGGCCGGGCAGCGGTGACGTGATCCTCACCAAAAAACAGGCGTACGACATGTTGCGGAACGATCGCAAAAAGTTTGAAACCTGGATGCAGGATCCCGTTAAAAACCAGATCTTGAACCGCGCGCTCGCAAGCCGAGACTAGCGAGGCACCATGTCGGCAAATCCATCGGCGGCAAATGTCGCCAACAACCTGCTGTCGCAGATCGTCCATTACGACGCGAATTTTATTCCGCCGTTGATGGCGAACACCGCAGCCTTCGTGTGGGCGGCAGAGCAGCGCGAGCAAGCTCTGCACACCGGAGTCAATCGCACGATGTTTACCTACGACCTCATCACCGACACGATTCCCGCGTCGGCCGATGGCGTGATCGGATCCCCGGAGTATTTCGGCCAGGAATTCGTGAACGCGCAGGTCGCGGAGTACAACGCCTTCGCCAACTGGTCGGCCTTCTCGGCCGCTTCCTCGCTCGATCCCAATCAGGCGAAAAGCACCGCGGAGCTGCTGGCCTACCAGCTCGGCATCACGATCAACAACCTGGCTTACACCGGGCTCAACGTCCAATCGAACACCGATTCGACCGTCGATCAGAACGCCTTGATTTCCGGCTCCTCGTATTTGCTGACGATCAACGTGCTGCGCACGATGAAAAATCAGCTCTTTACGCTGCCGTGCATGCCGGTGCGAGGCGACAACTACGGCGGGCAAATCCACCCTCTGCTTCTGAATGACATCGCGAACTCGACCACCGTCAACGCCTCGATCGCCGATCTGTGGAAGTACACCGACATCGAGAAATATTCCGAGGTGGCCGGCGTCACGAATCAGTGGAAGCAGATGGAGATCGGACCCGGCCTCGGCGTCACGTTCGGGATTACCCCGTTCGTGCAATCCACGGCGGATCTCTCCGGCAGCTCGACCGGCTACCGGACCTACATGGAGGGGAAATACGGTTTCTTGATGCTCGTGATGCGGGTTCCCGGCGACACCGAATTTGGCGAAGCCGACTGGAAAACCATCCGCACGAACATCGTCACCGATGCCCCCGGATCGAGCTACGATCCGACGTCCACGATTGGTGCATGGGTTGCCACTCGCGCGCACCTGGTGTTCACGCCGCCCCCGTTCACGCAGGGGACCGCGCGTGTGCGCTGGATCGACGCGATCCCGCAGCTCACCAACTAGCCCCGAATTGCATGGGCCGACGCCGGCGGCGGTCGGGGGTTTACCGCCGGCACTTTTTGGGAGGCGCAGATGAGTTTATTGAAATCGGCGAGCGGACTTACCAACGCCGCCGTAGCGGTGAAGGCCGCTCCGGGGAAGGTGTTCGGCTGGTACCTAGACAACACGGAGAATTCGGCCACGACCTTTTTCCAGTTGTTCAACAAAAAGTCGTCGGACATCACGGTGGGGACCGATGCGCCGCTGTTTTCGCTAGCGGTGCCCGGCGGCGGAGCAGCCAACGTGCTCGGCCCGGCCTCCGATGCGATCCCCTTCAATGAGGCAATCGCGATCGCGGCTACCACCGGATTTTCAAACGGCAGCGCGCCGGCTGACGCTGTGACCTTCTCGATCTTCGGCACCTGAGAAATGAGCTACCAATTCACCCAGCTCGCGCTCGACACCTTCCACCGTGCGAATGAGAATCCTCTTTCGGACGGCGGAAACTGGACCGCGATCGTCGGTGATGCTCCCGCCAAAGTGCTAAGTGACGCTTGCGCGCTGACCGTCACCGCCGATGTGACCTTTTGCGGAGCAATGTTTACCGGGCTCACCTGGCCGCTTAACCAGTGGGCGTCCGTGCAGCTCGGAACCCTCAATCTGACTGATTCCGGAACAATGGCAGAGATCTTTTTGCGCGACCAGGTATCCCTCGGAACCGGCTATACGGGCTATTTTTCGCTGGGGGGCGTGAACGGGACGTTCGCGTATCTTTACTCGAACGTGACATCCCAGGTGCTTTACCAGGCAGCAGACACATTCGCTAGCGGAGATACGCTCACTTTCGGCGTCATCGGAAATGTTTGGGTCTACTACCATAACGGCGCACTGATCGCGACGGGGACCGACACCGGGGCGCCGCCGCCGTCCGTACCGGGGGTGGCTGGGTTTGATTTCGCGGCCACCGATTCGCTTAGTAATTTAACAATCGCCAAGTTCGCCGGCGGTTCGATGTCCGCAGCAACAGTGAGCCAGGGATCTTTGGAGCTGCTCGGCGTAGGGTTCTGAGGGAAAGGAAAACATAAAATGGCCGTCGATCGCCGGGAAGCGATGCGCTTCATCAAGGGCGTGCTGAAAAACGGCACCCCGGATTGGATCCGCTTTCCGCAGCACTATAAGGCTCTCGCGGATGAGTGGACGCGCGAGGCGCGGCAGAATCTCCACGAGGAGTGCTACGACTACAAGGTGCAGGACCAGGACGACCTCGCGGATCCCGCCGGGCGCCGCGTCAACATGATGGCCGCCGCCGTATTCATGCGCAAAGCGCGCTCGGCCGGGCTCACCTGTTTCAGCCACGATTCGCAGCTCGCCGATCGCACCGCCTCTTTCTTCGTGCTGATGCCGACCGCGCGCGGCGGCGAATTCAAGCCCATGTGCTCGATCCAAGTTCCGCTGATGTGGGAATGGTCCCTGCTGCGCATCGACCCGCAAACGAACCTCGCGACAGGTTTTCGCGACATCGGGTGGCGCAGCGCCGTGCGCGTGATGGTCGAACAGGGCGCGCTCACAGAGAGCAAGGCGCACGAAGTTTTCGGCGAGCCGCGGATCTCGATCGTCTCGAGCCGCTACCGCCGCATGTTGTGGGAACACCGTAACCGGAGGAGTAAACACCAAAATGCCGCGTAAAATGACTAGCAACAAACGCAGTAGAAATCCCAATGATCCGATGGAAGTCCTCGCGCGCATCGCGCTGCAGGAACAGGCCGACAAAATCGCGGAGAAGCAAGCGAAGGCCAGCGCCCGGCAGCGCGCGCTCGATGAAATAAAAAAGGCAGACGCCAACGAAACGGATCGCCGCAGGCGGGCGCAGTCCCGTTGCGATCACCTGCTCGGATCGCACAAAGTGGGAGTAAAACCGCGCGAGCCGAAATGCGGGCTGCACAAGGACTACCTCTCGGATAAAAGCGTCCGCGTCTACTGCTGCAAATGTCGTTTCGAGTGGCGCCCTGGCGATCGTCGCGATTTCATCCTGCGCCGTACCGGGCGGGGCCTCGTGAAGCAGCCGAATCCGACGAAAAAAAGTTGGGTGGACATCAACCGCTTTTTCTACGAATTCGAGAACTCCGCGGATCTGACGAGCAAAGCCTTCCGCCTCGAGCGCGTCGAGCCCGAGACAATCGAATCCGAAGAAGCGCGGATCCTCGCGGATACTGCCTAGAGGTGAGCCGTGGCGATCGTCTCGAGCCAGAGCACTTACACGCTGCAGAACGTCTACGATGACCTGGTCGCCAAAGGCGATCTCGATCCGGGGTGGGACGAAGCCGGCTTTACCGTTCGTCCCATCATCAACATCGCAAACAAAACCTTCGAGCAGCTCTGCGGCGGCGAGGGCAAATTCCCGTGGAAGTGGAACCAGTACATCCTCCCCACTTTTATTTGGAATTCCTGGCAGCAGGACTACGCGCTGATCGGCAACAGTAACGGGCAGAACCCCGGCCGCGGCGGCGCCTACAACGCGGGCCCGAGCTGCACGAATCTTGGGTGGCTGCAGGAAGGCATCGCGATCGACATCAACAATCCCGCGATGCCGAAGCCCTGGTCCTGGGTGAAGGTGATCCGCAACCAGAGTCGATCGACCGGCGCCTATATTTCCAACTCCGCTTTTGTCCAGCCGCTTTGCGGTGTCTGCGCGATCCCGAACAATCAGCTCTACTACGGAGCTTTCGGCGCGGCGCAGGCCGGCAATCAAACCTGGGGAAATAATCCGCAGCCCGGCCAGGTGATTACCAATCCACTCGCGCAAGGCGCCGCGATGCCCTCGAATCCGATCCTGCAAATTCAGGACGCCAACGGCAACCTGCTCGTGCTCACGCAATACGGAACGATGGGTTCAACCGCTCCCGTTGCTCCGGCAAATTCTCTCGCGGGCGTACAAGCCACCCCGGGGACGGGCGACACAACGATTTGGACGGTCGCCGATCCGTACGGATGGGGGATCCGTGTCGCGCCGACGCCAAGCCAAACCGGTACGGTGTGGCAAATTACTTTGCTCGGCCAGCTCAAGCCGGCGATCTTCTCGGCTTCCGGAGGGCTTTCCGCGCAGACTCTTTTCCCGCTCACCGATGACTATTACCAGCGCTTTCTCGACGGCGCGACGGCCGAATGCTATCGCTACAGCCCGAACCTCAAGACGCGCAATCAGTACGGGCCGGCGCTGCGCGCCTGGATGGAGTCGCTCGCGGCTTTGCGCCAGGGATCCGATCGCGAGCTCGAGAATTACAAAATCAAGCCGAGCCGCTCGATCATCGGCGCCGGCGGGCAGGGGCAGGGCGGAAACCTCGGGCCATTCTGGCCTTTTGGTTATCCGGTTTCTTAGCGTTTTGGGAGCCGATGGGGTGTAGAGACAGCAGGATTTTTTCGCATGGTGATTCAAGCTATCAAAAAATGCGTTCTAACGATAGCCAGGAAGGGCGAATTTAATGTCCTACAGCGTCAATCAGTCGATCGCATGGGCGCAGTCGGTGATGGCGACGTACATCCCGCTCACCGCGCAAACCGGAAGCGAGCCGGCGCTCACGATCGCGAACATGGTTCTCGCCTTCGTGCTCGCGCCGCCCTTTAGCTGGCCGACGAACCGCGCGGAGTACAGCGGCGCCGCGCTGAACATGACCGCCGGCAGCCAGGACTACACTTTGCCGATCACGAGCTTTGGTTTCCTCGAGACGGTGACGCTCACCAATCCCACCGGCGGAAAGTCTTTCATTGTGAAAAATATTTACAATTCGATGGCGCTCGGCACGAGCACAGAGCAAACCGCGCGTCCCTCGGCGTGCTCGGTGAAGGCCATCATCCCCGGCACGAGCGTTTCGCTGCGCTTCCTTTCGGCTCCGGATCTCGCCTACACCGGCACCGCGACCTATCAGCTCGCGCCGAATTTCTTCTCGGCCACAACGCAGGACTGGTTCACGCAGGGCAACATCCCGCAGCAGCAGATGCACATGTATAACAATCTCTTCCTCGCGGAGTGCTTTCAAACCAACGGGGATCCGGAAGCTGCAGGGATGTACCGGCGCCGCGGAATGGCCGCGCTGCTCGCAACGGCCGAGGGACTCACCGAAGCGCAGAAAAACCTCATCGTCGCGCAAGCGATGTACGCGGATCTGCAGACCATCGCGATGAACTTGCGCGCGCAAATGGCCGGCCAGGCGAGAGCCGTCTAATGGCCGATCGCCTGAGCGACGCCGGGGCGCAGCTCCCCAAAGCTCCGAAATACGCGCCGATTTTTGTCGCCGCTTCTCTCACCGGCCTCTATTCGCAACGCAATGTTTTCCACGATCCCTCGAACGTCGTAACCCAACGCTTCTACGGTGGCCGTCCGGACGCGCTCTACAACGGGCTGAACGTCGAGCTCACAAACGATCTGACGATCGCGCGCCGGCCGGGCAACACCGCTCTCACCGCGAATTACACACACGTCCCGCTCGACGCTTTCCAGTGGGAGACGGACTCGGGCGAGATCCTCGTGATGATCGACACCGCCGGCTTTCTCTATCAGGAGCCATTCACCGGCGCCGCGGCGACACTGATTTTTACCAAGAGCGCGGCCGCCGGCCGCGGCTACTTCGTCGCTTCGGGCAACGTGCTTTATTACGGCGACGGCGTCGATCTCATCAAGTACACCCCGGGCAATCCGAATGGCCTGGTGTGGAATTGGGGCATCGCCGCGCCGACGATCGCACCGACCGTGACGCCGATCGCCTCCGGAGCAGCGGCGGTTGCGTGGGCGGCCAGCACGGTTTTCTCGACGATGGGTTTCCTTGTCGATCCCAACTCGAACGTGCAGCAGCTCTACAGCGTCAACGCCAATCCCGCGAATGTGAACGCGACGCAGATCGGGCTCTCCGGCAACGGAGCTCCTCTTTTCACTCTGACGACTGGCGGGACGACTTCGGATGGCGGAGTGACCTGGACCTGCCAGGGGCAAATAATCGCGTGGACCGCAAATACGCTGATGCCTTCGGGCCAGCCGATTTACGATCCGACGACGAATTGCATTTTCGTCGAATCCCATTCGACCTCGAGGATGACTGGCTCGACGCGGCCGGCATTCAATCAAACCCTGGGACTTTCCGGCGCGCGCATCGACGACACCGCGACATCCAATAACGCGCGGTGGGAATGTCTCGGGCAAGTGAACGTCTCACCCACCGCGGTAAAGACTTGGACGAAAAACACCGCGTTCAATCAGTACACGCAGCCAAGCGGCGGCACCGATCCATCGAACGTCAATTCCGCCATCGTCTTTCCGCTGATTCCGAGCGCGACGGTTCTCGCCGGCACCCAGCCCACTTATCTTTTGGGCGCGACGACAGCGGGCACGACCGCCAACACAAATTACACCCCGTGGACCGGAGTCACCTCGCAGACTGCCGGGCAGATCACTTCGCCCGATGGTCAACTCGCGTGGCTGTGCCTGGGACCGGCCGCCTGGGTCGCGAGCACGCAATATTTCTCTTGGACTTACGGCACCGCGCTTTTCTCCGCGATTAAGGACTCGAACGGCAACATGCAGGTTTGCACCGTCGCGGGACAAAGCGGCAGCGGAGCTGCTCCGACCTGGCAGACGGCCTATGGCGCGATCACCCAGGACAACACGGTTTCGTGGACCTGCGTCGGCAACGCGATGAGTTGGGCTGCTGCGACGAATTGGTTTCTGCCGGCGGCCGGTTTCGCGCCGCCCCTTGCGAATCAGCCCTACGGTGGCGCGCAGGTGATCGGATCCGCCTTCGTGCAATCGGTCATCGCAAGCGGACTCTCCGGAGGATCCGCGCCGAGCTGGTCGGTGACGGTCGGGACGACGACGACGGACAACGGCATCACTTGGCGCACGGCCAGTGCCTACTCCGCGCGCAGCATCACTTGGACCGCGAGCCACGTCTACGCTTTTTCCTACAAATGCCGCGAGGCGACGGATCCGTACGTGACGACCTCGCTTCTCACTTTCGGTTCGCTCAACACGCAGCAGGCCGTGAACATCCTAGGAAACATCCCGGGCCTCGTGTCTCCGATCGGAGCCTACCTCGGCGGAGGAACCGGAGCGATTTCGACCTCATCGCCCGTTTTTACGCTCTCCTCGCCAAATACCGCGGGCGCCGTGAATCTGGTTCAAGGACTCGGCTCGACGGATCCGCAGGTGGATACGATCGTGATCTGGCGCGACGCGGACGGCGGCGGATCGAGCAACATGTTCGAGCTCGTCGAGATCCCGGCGCCGAAGCCGATCGCGGGCGTCGCGCAGCCCTGGAATTTCAACGATTATTTGCCGGATATTCCGGCGACTGTTTCGGGGATCAACTTCCCGGGCCTCGACATCCTTGCGCCGGCGCCGATCGACGATGTGAACAATCCGCCGCCGGCGGGCTTCCTGCCGCTCTGCGATCAGCTCCACTTTTCGCGCATTTGGGGCGCCGTGGGGAACACCGTGTTTTTCAGCGGCGGTCCGGACGTGGGTGTAGGAAACCCGAACGAAGCGTTTAATCCGGCCGATGACTTTCCCTTCAAATCGACCGTGATCGCCTGCATGCACTCGCCAGCCGGGCTGATCTGCCCGACGACGACGGATTTCGAGTGCATCTACGGCGGCCCGAGCACCTCGAGCTTTTTCTCGCAGAACATGCTCAAGGGCATCGGCCTGGCAAATTACAGCGCGTGGGATCGCATCGGCGGAGAGATCTATTTCCTCTCTCCGGACATGCAATTCTGGTCGCTCAATCCCGCGGTGCAGCTCGCGCGCGTGGGCTTCCCGATCGCGAATCTGCTTTCGGATATGGCGATCTTCGGGACGCCTGGCCTCGCGACGGTGACGGCCTATGAGAACGGAACCGACAACGCGATTTTCGTCGGCGATGGAAACGAGGGATGGTTCCGCTACAACCCACACCAGGTGGGCGCCGACATCAGCGGCGAAAACGCGGCCTGCTGGTCGCCGCAGGCGGAAATCGCCGGCGGATGCCAGATGCTCAAGGCGGTTGTGCTCCCGCCGCTCGCCCCGGGCGATCCGCTTCTGCAATCTCTCATCATCGGCTCGAACACGACGGGCAAACCGATCCTTGGGCGAAACCAGTCGGCGTCGAATTCTTACTCGGATAATGGGACCGCGTATCACGCCTGGTTCGACATCGGCGCAATCACGATGGTTTTCCCTGGGCAGCGCGCCGCGGTGAAGTTCCTCGAGTTTGATTTTATGCCGGTGGGGACGCAGCCGACCGTTTCCTATGCGTTCGACGATCCAACTCCGGTGCCGACCTGGACCGCCTTCACGACGTTTGTTTACGATCCCCCCATCGTCTACGGGGGCACGGCGATCACCCCGCCCTACTGGCCCGACCGTTTCTACCTCAGCCAAAACGCCGATGTCGCGGTCGGCCGGCGGATCCGGATCAAAGTCGACTACGGCTCGAGTGACACGGTACAGAATGAACTCATCAGCTTTGCGATCTTCGGCCGGAAATACCAGGAGGGGTGATGGCCGCGCGACGTCCACCACTTGTGCCGAAAGATACGGCGAATGACGGTCTGCCCGAGAATTGGCACCCGGTGTTCGAACCTCCGACCGTCGTCGGTGGCGGCGGTGGAGCTCCTCCTGCAGCTCCAATGTCGGGCCCGCGCGGCGCCGGCGATTACTTCGCGGGATCTCTTCCGCAAGCTCTGAACCTTCCGCCGGATGTGATGCCGCCGGCATTCCCTGGCGCGCTCGGCGCGTACCGCGTTCTCCCGCCAGGCGCGGCCGGGGTTCCCGGGATCAACGCGGCCGCGCAATCCGCGCTCGCGCCGGCGATCGACTCCCTGCAGTCGCAGATCAACAATCTTCCCGTCGCGAAGCCCGGCGTCGGCGACGACATCACGCATGGAAATCCTATTTGGTGGCTCGATCCCGGCTTCAACTGGCTGCGCGACGACTTCACGCAAATCCAATCCGCGAGCTCGACGTCCGTACCGGTCGCGGCGATCGGGCAACTCGGGTGGGTGCTCGATGCTTCCTCGGCGCCGTCGCATGGTGGGCTGTTCGGGGGAATTCCGCCCTTCCTCGGGCAATATTGGTGGGACAACAATGCGAACGCGAACGCCTACGGAGTCCTGCACCTCGGACAGAACGGCGTCAATGGCGGAAACACCGGCTCAAATATCGGGTGGGCCATGTTCGACAATCCCGGCTCCTGGCTCGTTTTTATTTTCCGCGTGGGTGGCTCGAGTCCTGGTTTCACAAACGGGCTGAACTTCGGGCAGAAGTCGATTTACGTGGGACTGGCGGGATCGACCACACTCACCAATTTTTCAACGAACGCCTCGGCGCGGCCGGATACGTTCTTTGGCGTGCGCTACGACACGGCGCCGGCGGCCGCGAGCACCTCGGTTAGTTACGCCTGCACCGCCGTCACGCAAACCGGCAGCAACATGGTCATCACCGGCACGTTCACCGGCGCGAATTCGGCGACCGGCACGACCTGGGTCGGCCGTTGGTTCAACACGACGAGCTTCGGCAACGCGGCGAACAATGGGACGTTTCTCTGCACCGCGGCGACGACTACCTCGCTCACTCTTCTGAATCCGAACGGGATCACCGCTACGGGACAGTCGGCGCATGCGATCGCAAACACTCCGCTGGTCCTCACCGCGGCCGCGAACGGCAACGGCGTCCAAGTGGTTTACACCGGGACGATCACGGGCGGCGGCACCAACAATTACGTCGGCCAGTTTTTCTACGTCTCGGGATTCGGCAACGCCGGCAACAATGGCGGGCCCTTCAAGTGTGTGGCAAATTCGACGACGACGATCACTCTCGCAAATCCGCTCGTCACCGGATCCGCCGAAACTCACGCCGGCTACACTTCGGGACCGAACCTGCTCGATACAACTTTCGTGCTCGAGGCGGTGCAGAATCCGAGCTACGGCGCCGTGGGGCGAAACAATACGCAGGGGCAAACGCTGAACACCGGGATCGCGCCCATTGTCGGAACCTGGCACCGGCTCGATGTGATTATCAACGCCGCCGGCAGCATCACTCTCATCTTGGATGGCAGCGCGGCCAACACCCTCACCGCGACGGTCAGCAAACAGACGATCACGACCGGCGCTGCGCAGTTCACCGGGTCGGTGTCGGGCAATCAGCTCTCATTTAGTTGGACGGCGTCCCCGGGATCCATCGCGCAAGCGCCGTGGGTGACAGGAAGCCAAGTCACCGTGAGTGGATTCAGCGGAACGCAAGCGCCCTTCAACGCCACCTGGTCGGTGATGGCGAACGGCAGCGGCAACTTATATTTCGATTACGCGGCCGCCTCGAGCGTCGGATCCGCTTCCGTCACCGGCACGATCAGCGGATACCCCGCGGTTTTCCCCTGCTTCATTTACGGCAACACGCAGGAGGCGAGCCCGCAGGCTTCCTCGCTCACATTTTGGGCCGACATGTGGGCGATGGCCTGGAATCCGAACCTGGGGCCAGCCACCCCAGGCACGGCGGCCGCGGCAAAGCCGAGGTACTTTTGATCCACTTTCGCAGGACCGTCGCGGATGATCTCTTGACGATCTCCGGCTGGATCCAAGCGGATCCCGGCCACCTAAACGACGACGTCAATTTTTGGCTGAACACCGGGCCCGGCGTTTCCTGTTACGCACTCGGCGACGAAACCGGGGTCGTGATGTTCGTGCGCCAAGAAACGGAGGGCGCGAATTCGCGGCTGCACGTCCAATTCGCGCCCTTCGATCGCAAGAGGATTGTGCGCGTGCTGCGCGAGGGCTATCCTCTCGTAGCTCAGGACGCGAAGGATCGCGGGTTTCACCGTATTGTTTTCAGTTCAGAATCGCCGGCGCTCATCCGCACCATGCTCGAGATGGGATTCAAGGCTGAGTTGGCCGCGGAACTCTAGGAGGACGCCGATTATACGCTTGCTCACTCGGGGTGGCCCATCGGCAGTTGGAAGGTTTGTAAATTCCATCCTTGTTGGGGAAACGATCGAGCGTCTTGCCTTGTGGCCGTTCGCCCATATCGTCGAGAAAATTCTCGAATCCGCGTTTGCCTCGCCAGCGCGCGCAAACGCTGATTCCGCGTTTATTGTAATCGGCCGAGCGTTCGTGGTTCGGAGCGCAGCGGTCCTTCATCGCGCTCCACGATTGATAGGTCGGCGATTTGAAGGGGCGTCTGTGGCCGTGCTTACGGTTCGGGTGCGATTGGTCCGCCATTGGGAGCGGGAGGATAACATGACACGAGCTGAATTGTACCTGCGAATTTATGGCCCTCTCGCCTTCGGTTGTGGACCAGGCGGAGCAGAAAAAGGAATCGCGTCCCAGGAGCAGACGTTCATGCAATCGCTGCAGGCGAACTATCAGCAAAATTTTCAGCAGCAGCAGAGCGTCCTCACGCACTTGAATGGCGTGCTCGCGCCAGTGATCGCCGCGGGCCCGAACCAAACGGGCATGTCGCCGGCGGAGCGCGCCGCGGAAAATACGCAGGCGATCAACACGACGGCCGCGAGCGCCGCGAACGCTTCGCGCGCCGTGCGCAGCGAAACCGCCGGCCGCAACGACAGCGGAAACCTTCCGCAATCCGGAGTCGATCAATCGCTCGAGGCGGGAGTCGCCTCAGCGGCGGAGGGTCAGCTTTCGGCCGAACAGCTCGGCATCACGCAGCAGGACTACGCACTCGGCCGACAACAGTTTCAAAACGCGGAAGCCGGCGAACTCGCGATCTCCGGCCAGGAGAATCCGAACGCCACGGCACAGGTTGCAAACACCGCGAATGAGAACGCCTTCGGTGAGGCCAACACGATCCAGCAGGAAGAGAACCAGGAAGAGTCCGACATCGCCGGCGGAATCACTTCGCTCGCGATGGCCGGGGTGGGCGGATTCGGCGGAGCGATGGAGACAACGCCGGGCGGAAACAGCAAGGGCCTGCAGGGATTTTTGCAGGGATTCGGCGGCGGATAAGGGGGAGACGATGGGTGGCAATCTGAATCCAGCGATCGCGCAGCAAGCGGCGAACACGATGAGCGATCCCGTAAATCAGCAAATGGCGATTGAGGATCTCGCCGGCGGGCCGGTGCCCTCGCGCATCGCGCCGCCAGGCATGCCGCAGGCGCCGCAGGTTCCGGCCGCTGGCGGAGCTCCTCCGTCGATGCCTACGGGCGGGGGCGGGGCCGATTCGCTCGCAGCTCCGGACATGGCGCAGGAAATCGCCCGCCACCAGGTGATCGCCGGCAAGCTCAACCCGGGCGGATCGCGAGAATGGGCGGAAAACGCGGTCGCCGGCGTCCAGGCGGCGCTCGCCGGATTCGGGGCCGGGGGGAAGGTTCCGCCGGGCGCCGGAGCGCTCTACGGCGTTGGCGCGGCCGCCAGGCAGGCTGGAGCCGCGCATCAGGAAATGGCGAAGGAAAAAAATCAGCAGAACGATCGCAAAGAGCAGCTCGACATCGAAAAGCAGCGCGCGGACCAGGAAGCCACGAATGAGGACCGCGAGTACAAGCTCCGCCTCGCCGAAAATGCGCGGCAGCAAGCGACTCAGGCAAAAGCCTTCGCGCTCGACGATGCCAACCTCAAGCTCGCTAATTCACGCGACGCGCGCGAGGCGGATGCCGCGACCGATCGCCACATCGAATTTCTGCAGCACCAAACCGATTATCTCGACAAACTCTCGAGCGTCGGCGGCGGTCCTGCGAAAGTGAACGGTTCGACGTCGCCGGAGTTTGCGCATCACGGCGAGCTCGAGGAATGGGCCAAGGCAAACGGCATCGTGCTCAATGCTCACGAGAACGGTTACATCCACCGGCCGGTGATGCTGCCGAATGGGAAATCGCAGATTTGGGATCAACCGGACACGGGCCCGACCTGGCACACGGTCAAAGATGCGGACGGCCACGATCAGCGGATCTTTGCGGATCCACTCACTGTGATGTCCGCGCAAAAAATCGTCGCCGATACGCGCGAGATCAACGCCAAGGTGGGACTCACGAACGCGCAGGCGCAGCGCGATCTCAAAAAGGCGAACGATTCCGAGACGGCCAAAGGCGCGCGCGAGGCGCTCGATGCGGCGACCGATGATGAGGGCGTGATCCACCTCGACAAAATGAAGCCGGGCCAGGTCCAGCAGATCCGCAAAGCGACGCTCGACCAGTACAGCAAGGCAACCGATGCGCTGCGCACCGCGCAGACGGAAATGCGCAACGACGCGGATTACTTCGATGCGACCGACGATCCCGAAAAAATGAAAGAGCTCGAGAGCAAGTACGGCGTCGATGAAGCGTCGCAGTCCCGGAACCAGGCGCGCGACACGATCCGCCAGCTCGACGGTTATAAGAATCCCGGCGGCGGCGCAGCCGGCGGTGCGATGCCGCAAGCTCCAACGAAAGGCGCGGCGCTTACTCCGGAGATCAGGGACAAATTCCTCGCGGCGGCCGGCGGAGATCCGGAGAAGGCAAAGCAACTCGCGATCAAATCCGGATGGGGACCGATGGCCGCGCCGCCACAAACTCAGCAGCAAGCAACAGCCGCGGCCGCACAACTCGGCGCCGGCGGGTACGGTGAGGGCACCGCTCGCTCGATCCGCTAGATGTAAACAAAAGTTGTCATGGCAGACGACCAACAAAACGCGCAGCCGGATCCGTGGGCTGCAACTTTCGCGACGACGCCGGCGCCGGCTGCAGCTCCCCCCAAACCCGCGCCGGCGCCGAGTGGCGCGGATCCGTGGGCGAATACCTTCGGCACGGCCACCCCCGCGCCGAAGGCACCGCCGGCGGCCGCGGATCCCTGGGCCGCAACTTTTGGCACTTCCGGGAACGGCGCCTCAACCGAGGGAGCAAAGCAGGAACCGCGCACCTTCGGATCCGACCTCAAGGAATTTGCCAGCACTCCCCTGCTTGATTTCAAACGTGAGGGCGCCGGGCCGATCGAGCGTGGGGTTGAATCCTTCGCCTCGGATCTCACCTCGCCGACGAGCGTAATTCTGACGGCCGCGACGCTCGGCACCGGCGCCGTCGAAGCCGGCCTCGGGAAGATTGGATTTACTGCAGTAGAAGCCGCCGGCATCGCGCAAAAAGCCAAGCTCGCCGCAGACTTCGGGTTTCTCGCGAAATACGGGATCGACCTCGGGACCAACACCATTCCGCAGTTGATGATGAATTGGGGCGACTACCGCGCGGCAAAAAACGAAAAGGACAAGCGCACGGCGCTCGACCACCTCGAGGAGAACGCCACGGAGGCGACCCTCGGGGGAATCGCTTCGATGCTTGCGACGCGGGGAGTCGCACACGATGTGAGCGACATTTACGCGGCATCGCCGAAAGGCCGCGCGATCGCAAACGAAATGTACGCAAACGCGATCGCGGATTATCAGGAACAAAACCAGGTGGGGACAGCGCAGGCGCGCCAGGACTTCGCGAAATGGAGCAAAACAATTCCAGACCAGGCGCGGCGCGTCGCGATCTCTCGCAACATCGAAGCCGGCGGCGATCCGAACGTGCTCGAGCGGCAGGCGCTCGCGGCCGAGGCGAACCCCGCGACCAAGGACACCGCAAAAGAATTCCGCGACGCAAAGCAGCTCTCCGAGGAAGAGATCGGCGTCCGCGATGAAATGCGCAACAAGCTGGCCGCCAATCTCGCGCACCTGAAATATTTGCGGCTGCTCCCCGAGGATGGCGGGCTCACGAACTACCTGCCGCACAAATGGGACTTCGAGGACACCGATCCGGAAACCGGCAAGCCGATCACGCGCACCGGAAACGATGGCGAGAGGGAGATGCTCAAGAAACGCACCTTCGCGACGATCGCCGAGGGTGAGCTCAAGGGCGCAAAGCCCACAACGAAGGACGCGGCGGCGCTCATTTCCGACTATCACGAGCGCGTTTCAAACCTGATCGCGAAACACAATCTCGCCGAGGATCTCGCCGGCAGCTATATGGACGACGGTTCGCCGATGGCCGCGCCCGGTCACATGTTCCCTGGATTCACGCGCGGCCGCGACGCTCCGGTTTCCGCGACCGAAGTCGCGAATCTCAAAGCCGCCGGCAAATTCGACGAGCTGCTCCGGAGGGGACGCATCTACGAAGTTGCCGGCGAACCGGCGCGCACGCTCGAGGGCGGAGGCATGCCCGAACAGACCGTGAAGGATGCCGGCGGAATTTACCGCGGCACCAAGGGCGGCCTGGTTGAAGTCACCCTCCCGCCCGAGCTCGCCGGGCTGCTCCCTGGGGACATCGACCCGCGCATGCGCGAATTTGTTTCGGTGACGCTGCCGGAGAAAGGTTTGACGGCCGAGAGCGTCCAGCAGGCGCTCGTGCGGAAGCTCGGCGAGTACGGCGTCAATCCCGACGAGCCGCAGGTTGCGCAGTTTTTGAAAGCGACGGTGCCGGCGCGGCCGAATTACGTTTGGAAGCAGCGCGACTTTGTTCCTTCGGGGCTTTCCGTGTGGCGGCCGGTTTCAGAAGCGGAAGCGAAAGAGCTGCCCAACGCGATCGTGACCTACGGCAAGGGCCCGTTTCCGGAACAGGCAATCATGGAGCCTGGCATGCGCGGGATTCCAACCGATCAACCCGAGCGAGTGGCAATGGCTCGCGTGCCTGTGCTCGTGAATCCGGACATCGCGCCGCACCTCGAGCCGGTGCTTGAAACGCTGCGGCCGAAAAGCGCGCTGATCCGCGCGGCGCTCGCGGTGACGAAGGAAACGAAATCGGATCTCCTGGCGCTCTCGCCTTTCCATTGGGCGACGATCCTCAACCGCTCGCTCGAGGCGGGCCTCAATCCCTTCGGTGGCACGAACCGCAAATTCATCTTCGTGCCGAAGGACATCGACTACTACAACCTCAGCGACGCACAGCAACGCGCGATCCACGCCGGCGCGGTTGTTTCATCCACGCGGCCGGGTTTCAGCGGCTACCTCGAGGAAGGGCTCGCCGCGTCGCACGATTCGATCATCAACAAAATTCCCCTGGTGGGCGACTTCAACCGCGCGATCGAGGGAAAACTTTTCGGCCCGCACGGCTGGATCACCTCGCTCAAGTTCGATCTGTTCGACAAACTCTCGGAAGAGATCCGCAAATCGCGGCCGGATCTGACCGCGGACCAGGCCGATCGCGTCGCCGCGTCGCAGGTGAATAATAAATTCGGCGGGCTCAATTACACGATGATGGGCCGCGGCGCTTCAACGCAGCACACGTTGCGGCTGATGTTGCTCGCTCCGGATTTCCTCGAGAGCTCCGGACGTTCGATCCTCGACGTCGCCGGCAATCATGGCACGCCGATGCTCAAGAGCCTGGTCGCCTTCAACGCGGCGCACTGGCTGCTCGCGCGCGGGATCAACTACCTGGTTTCCGGCAACACGCATCCGGAATCCGGCTTTTCGGTGATGTCGAAGAACGGCAAACGCGAGTACAACCTGCGGACAACGCTCGGGGATTATCTGCACTTCGTCGAAAAGCCACACGACTTCCTTGCGAATCGCGTGAACCCTATCGGCGTGCGGGCGCCGTACGACGTCGCCGCCGGCGAGGATCCGCTCGGCAACAAGATCACCGGTTATCAGCAGTTTTTCGACACGCTGCGCCAGGTCACTCCCATCCCCCTGCAGGGGATCTATCCGACGACGAGCGTCACCGAGCCGAGCGCAGGTGACAAGCTGCTGCAGTCGGTCGGTGTGCAGTCGCGGAAATATTTCTCGCCGGCGGAAACCTACGCTCACCAGGTGATGAGCCGGCACGGCGAAGGCGGCGAAGCGCTCGAAGGCGACGAACTCGCGAAAGCGCAGCTCCGTTACAAACTCGAGGACGATCTCCGGACAGCGATCAACTCGCAGGACACCGCCGGCCGCATCGCCGCGACGAAGCGGATCGACGACGCCTCGCGCGGAGCGAATCGCAAGATCTCCGAAGCCACCGCCTCGGAGATCATCAGGACAGCGCACGAATTCCCGATGCCGCTGCAGGCGACCGTTTCACACCTCGCCCTGAAAGACGAATTCGATGTGTGGGACCGCGCCTCACTGCTTGAGAAGCGCGCCATCCGGCCAATCATCGAGAAAAAAATAGACAAGTGGGGACGCGAGGGTGCGAGCCACACGCACGAACAAAACGAAAGCATGCGGATGCGGATCCAAGCCTGGCGGCGATCGCTGGTGGAATGAAGGGCGCTGCGGTGAAAATTCCGGAAGTCACTGATTCGTTTAACGTGCGGCCGCAACCGAAACACTTTGCCGCGGCGGATCCCAACGATCGCCGCCTGCTCCTCCGCTACATCCGGAAATACCTGGAAGCATGCGAACGTCAGGACCGCCTACTCCCCTCGGTGCGGCAACACGTAAACGGCGACTAGCTAGGCTTGGGCGCGTCCTGCACGGCGCCGCTTCGCAGCTTGTCCACAATGGACATCCCGCGTTTCGCGTTATTCATGTCGGCTTCGGTCGCACCTTGGACTTTTGAAGGAAGCGGAGGCAAATGCTGGCCGCGCGCGATCCCTTCCTGGGCGTGCTCGTCGCAGCACCAAAACGTCGTGAACTGCGTCAGAGGGTGGGTGATCGCGATCGCCTTATTCAAAGCGTTCTGGATCCCGGGATCCCACTGCGGTACTGGCTTTCCGGGGCCGCCTGGATCGTAATAAAAATCCACGTTGCAATCCGGATCGCCGTTGGGTTTTTTGAGGTCACAGCTAAAGTGGTTCTCGTTTTTGAGTGGCATGGTGCGACAGCCTACGCCCGACGAAGCCCGAACGTCAAGCTAGAGGATTTGTGGTATGCTCCCGCGCCAGAGGTGAAGAGAATGCGAATGCGATACTTGTTGGCCGTGGCTCTCTTCCTGCTGTTCCTGGGCCACCCAACAACCGCACAAAGCTGTCCCACCGGAGTTGCCCATTGCGTAAACCTAACTTTCGTCGCTCCGACCGGAACGCCGGCTGCAACCGGATACTTCATGTATCGCGCAACGGGTGCGTGCGGCTCGGGCCTGACCTTCATGGTCCTGAACACCACGCCCTTTACCACGCTCACCTACCAGGACGCGACGAGCAGCCTGGTTCCGAATGGGGTCTATTGCTACCAAGCGACTGCCGTTGATGCCGCCGGGGTGCAAAGCGCAGCATCGAATCAGGCCGGCGCCGCGATCCCCGGGCCGCCCGGCGTCCCAACTGGCCTCACAGTGACGGGAGTCACCTAGACTCATGCTGCCAACTCTTCTGCTCCTGCTCGTGCTGCCGCACTCTGTCGCGCTGAAATGGAATCCGGTCAGCTCGTCAGTGGGCCAGGTTTACTATTCCGTCGAACGGCAAAATTTGGGCGCGGCGAATTGGGTTAAAGCGAATGCTTCGCCGACGCCCTGCACCTCTTACCTCGATACGCAAGTTGCCACGGACTCGACGTATCTCTATCGCGTGGCTTCGTACACGCTACAAAACGGCGTCTCCGCCTACTCGGCGCCCGTCACGGCGAAGGTTCCCTGATGCGCTCCTGGCTGATGAGCAAGTTCGATAACCTCAGTCTCGTTTTCCTGATCGTCGGGATGGTCGCGGGACTGATGTGGATCGACAAGCACGGAAACACCGACTTCGAGAAGTGGATGGAGACGACTACCGCGGGTGTGATTGGCTGTTATCTCGGCCTGGTGACGGGCCAGCGTCAGAAATGGCAAAACGGATCGGCACCGCCGCCGGCAACGAGCATCGGCATCGTCGCGGCCTCCGGAGGAAAAGATGCGAAGTAGGAAACTCACCAGCAGTTTTCTGGCTCTCTCGCTGTGCGTCCTGATCCCGATCGCGGGCTGCAACAAATTTGCCGACGCGCAGAATACGATCGGCGTCATCGCGCAAATTGTTTCGACGGCGCAGAGCGATTTGCCTTCGCTGCAGGCGTCCGGAGTTTTCACCGCGGCGGAAGCGATCGCAGTGACGAATTATCTCGGCGCGGTTTCGCTGCTCGACACCCAGGCCGGCACCTGCCTTACCGCGATCGGCAAGAACGGCGCGAACGCGGCGCTCGTCGCCTGCTTCACGACGTTCGCAAATGGACTCGTCTCGCCGGCGGAGCTCGCGGATCTCCGCGTCCTGAACCCCAAGGCGCAAGCGCGCGTCCAATTGTGGGTGACGGCTTTCGCCCTGGCGATCAACGCCGGAGCAGAATTCTTCGGCGGCGCAACCAGCGCGCCACCGCAGATAGCAGACCAGCCGGCGCAGCAGGCGGATCTCGCCGTCCTGCGCGCGCGGCTGAATCTGCCAGCTTCCTACGGAGAGTAAACATGACACCGGAAGAGATCGAGGCAGCGATCGAGGCGTATCAGCTCCTCGAGCCCGTCGCGATGAAGGCGATCGCGGACCTCATCGAGATCGAGGCAGCGATCGAGGCGTATCAGCTCCTCGAGCCCGTCGCGATGAAGGCGATCGCGGACCTCATCGGCAAGATCCACAAAAAGCAGCTCACCGCCCAGGATTTTCTCGACATGGCGGCGAAGCTGGTTCCTCAACCCTAGTGAATGCGCCCCCTGATGATTTCTACAAGTGGGCTTTTGCCCTCACGTTCACTCTGCTCATTGGCGTGATTGTCGGGCAGTACACCCCTAACCGGAGCATCGTCCTCCGCGATGAACTCGTGCAGCAGGCGAATGCGCAGAAGGCCAGCACCGACGCGCTCACGCAGTCGAACGAAAAGCTAGCGAGCAGACTCGAAAGCGTCGAAACCCAGCTCGCGGCTGTGGATGCGACTTTGCGGATACAAGGCGGGGCGAACAACGCGGTCCACGTTCAATGAACGGAATCGACGCACTCGCGCTCTGCATCGCCTACCACGAGGGACCGCTGCGGCCGCGTGAGCGCAATTTCCGCAATAACAACCCCGGCAACCTGCGATCGCCAAAGTGGGCGATCAAAGACGCGAACGGATTTGACGTCTATCCGGATTTCATCACGGGTTACGAGCGGCTGTGCGATGACCTCGCCGACAAATTCCAAGCCGGCAAAAACGAACACGGGCTTTCGCAAACCTCGACTCTCACCGATCTCTTCAAGATCTACGCGCCGGCCGAGGACTCCAACAATCCGGAAAGCTACGCGGCTTTCGCTGCCGGCTGGCTGCAGTCGGCGCTCAACAAGCAAATCACCGTGACGACTCCGCTCTCGCTGATCTGGACGGCGCCGCCGCCGGCATGAGCCATCTGATCCAGGTCGTGACCGATACGTTTGACCCGGTCAGCGCAGCCATCCGCATCGAAACGCACTCCTGGGCGAGCCACGCTGAGTTTGTCGATGCCGCCACGGGTGTAACTTTAGGAGCTCATGCCCTCGGGGGCGTCAAGATCCGGCCGTATCAGCCTGATCGCTACCGCCAGGTGAGACGGTACACGGCGCCCTTTATCGAGCTGGCCTTCCAGGCCGCGAGCTCTCAGATCGGCAAGCCCTATGATTTTTCAGCGATCCTCGGAATTGCCTTCAATCGCAACTGGCGGGATCGCCGGCGCTGGTTCTGCAGCGAGCTGGTGGCCTGGGCCTTCGAGCAAACCGAGTCCCCTCTTTTCAATCGCGAGATCGCGAATTGGGCGATCTGGCCGCGCGACATTCCCATGTCCCTCATGCTCGAGCGGGTGCTCTGATCGTGGTAAACCACTGAAATCTAGTTTTTGCTTGACAGTGGTAAACCACCTGTCTTAATCTCCGCGCACCCATGCGATCTCCCCGTAAACCCGTACCGCTTCCGCCGGCGCTGCACGAAAAACTAGCGAAGGCCGCGACCAAAGCAAACGTGACGATCGGCAGCATGGCGGCTCGGATCCTCGAGCGACACCTCACAACCAAGAGGAAAAAACGCCATGCCCGTGCCCGTCCGAACCCTGCTCGGCCGCGTTAACTGGACTTTCATCCTGACGCTCGCCGGCATCGCGGCGATCGACCTGGTGATCGCGATAATCCTATGGAGGGTTTCCACCCATCACCCATGAAATATCCCGCTACGCACGAACAGCTCGCCCGCGAGGGTTTCCGCTTTCAGCAAACTGCGCCGTGTCACGGGGCTAATTGTGGCGCAACGATCCACTGGTATCTAACGCCGGGCGGTGCGCGGATCCCGATGGCGCGGATCATCCCGGCCGCTGGTGCGGAGCTCGCCGCCGATATAACCTACCAGCCGCACTTTGTGGACTGCCCGAACGCGAAGGATTTCCGGAGGAAAAAGTAAATGTCTAGCAAAGAGGAGCTCGCGCAGCTCATCAAGACGGTGCTCAATCTGCAGCGCGGAACCTGGCTGATTATCACGCTCGATCAAAAAGCGCAGTTAATAGAGGGCAAGCCAAACATCGAGCTGCTGCGCCGCGCTCTCAGCACACCGGAACGCAAATGTGAGTGCATGGACACGATCAACCTCGAACTGGTGGGCGCCGGCCGCGTGCGCGGCAGCCGCATCGTGATGATGGTGGACGACACCGGAATGCTCGATGGTTTACCCGTCAACGACCTGGCCTTCTACATCGCGAACACAATCAAGGCGTATCCGCACGACATCCACGGAACCGCGGTGATCGTGAATGATGAGGATTTTGCCTAGTGCGCGCGCGGGCCATTTTCGAGCAGAACGATGGGGCGGTGACGAAGGGCTACTACGCCGAAATGGACGGCCGCGGTCCTGCCGGCATGCTGGCGACGGCTCTTTTCCGCGCGCAGAAGCGATCGCACGCGGCCAAAAGTTATCGCGGTGGAAAGTTCAGGCGATCGGCGTATGACGTCAAGAACTGGTCACTCTCGGAAGTCTGCCGGATCCTCACCGAGCACGCGGATGCTCTCGGGGTGCGGTGGGGATGGGGCGCGGATCCGAAAACTGCCGGCTACACAAATGTCCTCTACGTGGATCTGTACGAGGGGCAATGCTCGTTTCACTCACCCGTCCGCGGGGTGGGCCCGGTTTACGCGGGCAAGTGGAGCGGAAAGAAAAACAGCGCGGAGGTGGTTTTTGCCTTTTGCGATCGCGTGTCGATCGAGTCGAACCTGGACGCGAGCCACGCGGAAGTTTTCAAGTTGTGGGGTGAGAAATGAAAGAACCTGTCTGCACCGAGTGCGGCGTTCCGATCGAGCCAAACACTTCTTACCTGGTGGGCCAGATCGTCACCGCGCTCGACGACGCCGGCAAAACGGTGAGGGTGACGATGTTCGGATGGGCCTGCGAGCACCATCCCAAACCGGAGGCCGACATCATCCTCGGCTCGAACGATTGCGTGGTGGGCTATGCGAGGAAGCACCCGCAGCACGAGGCGGTCATCCTGCAGATTCTCGCGAAGGTGATTTGCTGATGCCGCATGGGCTCAAGGAAGATCGCGCAGTGACGCGCCTCGCGCGCCAAAACCTTCTGATTCAGGATCCCGGCTCGTTTATCAGCCTGGCGGATCCGCGCGGCCGCGTTCACATCCACTGCGAGGGTTTCGATCGCAGCAAGGTCCGCGCGGCCGCGTTTCTCAAACAGAAAGAAAAATGCGCGGTGTGCGGCCGGCAACTCGACCCGATCAAATTCGAGCTGCATCACCCGGCCGCCTGCGATTGCCTGGACCCGAGCTGTCCGGATCACGTTGAAGCGCGCTGCGGCCAGTGGGATAGTCTCTGCCATCGACACCACACCGCGGATTTTTCGCGGAGGGCCAGTGGCTAAACGCCCGGCGAAAACAAAACCACTCGAGAGCATGGGCCTCGAAGCCGGCCCGACTTTCCGCGGTCGCATGGGTGTGAACGATCTCGGGACCGAGCTGCTCCGGATGTACTACGACGACAATCTCCACACTTTCTATGTGGCTCTGGCGGAGCACCTGCAGGGAGCGATTTCCGAAGTGAACGCCAAGGCCATGATCGCGGTGTTCACCGACGCGATCAACCGGGCGCAGACACAATAGGGGGATAGATGGCCGAAGAGAAAAGCGAGCTCGAGCAGTACCAGGAGCGTTACGCGGTCGCGGCGCACGCGATGCAGAGCGGGGTCAAGGCGACGATGCAAATGGAAAACGCGGCAGGACTCGACGCGCCGGATTCCATTTTTGAATCTGCACACAGCCCGAAACATCTTCGCGTCGGCGTCAACTCGATGATGGTGGACAGCTCGGCGCTCGCGCTGCTCCTGATCGAGAAGGGCGTCATCACGAAGCTCGAGTACGCGAAGGCGATCGCCGAAGGCATGGAAAACGAAGTGAAGTGCTACGAAGAAAGCCTCACACACTACTACGGGAGAAAAATCACACTGCGATGACTGACACTGCGATCGAGCTGCAGCTTTCCAAAGAGCAACAAGAGGCGATCGACAAATTCAACGGCATGCTCGCGCCGATCCTCGAGGCCGCGAAGATCGAGATCAAGGACCAGGCGGATCTCGTGAAGTCGGGCGACGCGAAAATTTCCCTCGAGGCGTACATCAAGGCGGTCAAAGCCCACTTCGAGTTGGAACTGTCTCCGCTCGAGGAGCGCGTCAAGCGAATCAAAAACCAGATCACCACACTGACGTCGCCGGCGTCGCCCGTGCTCAAGGATCTGGTGGAGAGACAACGCGCATGGATGGCCGAGGAAAAGCGCAAGAGCGAGGCGGAGACAAAGCGCAAATCCGATGAGCTCCTGCGGCTGCAGCAGCAGCAGGCCGAACAGGAACGGCGCGACGCCGAGAAGGAAGCGGCCGACAAAAAGCGCGACAAGGTCGCGGAGATCAACGCGGATGCGAAAGCCGGCCGCATCGGCAAACGTGAGGCGGCGAAACGGCTCAAGGAAGCCGGCGCCGAGGCCGAGGCCGCGATCGAAACCGCGGCTGCCGTGGCCGAGGAGCAGAAAAACGCTCCGCCTCCGGAGGTGCGCGTCGTGCCGAATATCCCGAAAGTCGCCGGCGTGAAAAACCAGACGTACTACAAAAGCGCGGTGATGGATGGAAAGCTGATTGTGCAGGCGTTCGCCGCCGCCTGCGCGAGCAAGGATCGCGATCGCGCAGCCTTCCTCTGGCCGTTCCTGTGCGTCAACGAGAAACAAGTCGGCGTCTACGCGCGCGAGACGCAGGATCCGGAGAAAGTCATGCGCAACCTCCCTGGTGTGAAGGCGTGGTCCGAGGGATGAAAATTACCCGCAGCCCGTTGCGCGATCGGATGAGCAGCTTCGCATGGAGCCAGTTCGAGGGCGCCCTGTTCGGTTTGATTACGACCGAGTGCCTGAACATCGAAACCAACAGCCCGGGGGCGCGCGGCTTGCCCCTCCTTCGCAAAGCGGCTCGAGGCCGCACAACTCATGCTCGACGCTTTCGACATGATGCTTTCCGACGAATAGGAGGAAACACCCGATGGCGATCACAGACGATCAGCTCCGGAATTGGTTCACCTACCACGGTCCACAGCCACCAGACTTAGTCGCGTACGAAAAGATCCGCACTGCGGGGCTCGAGCTCGCGCGCGCGATCCTAGCTTGCACTCCGGCGAGCGCGGACCAGACCGCGGCGATCCGCAAAGTGCGCGAAGCGGTGATGACGGCTAATGCGGCGAGAGCGTGCCAAGGCCAATGAAATACACCGCGAATCCCGTGGAAGTCGATGCGTACAAGATTCTCGAAGTGGGTCCGGAGGCCGATCGCTCCGCCGGCGAGAGGATCCTCAAACTGGATGGCGGGCCAGGCATGGTCATTTGCGACAAGCCGATGATGGCCCGCTACACCCCAAATCCCGGCGATTATTGGGTGATCCAGTCGGACGGCTATCCGTACCTCAACCCGAAGGAAGTTTTCGAGCGGAAGTATTCGAGCGCGCCGCGGCTCACCCTCGAGCTCACAAACTCGCAGCGGCTTGCGGCGCTCGTGATCCTGACCGAATACATTCACTCGCCGGCCTGCGGCGGCCGGCAGAATTTTACGGACTACTCACAAACGCCGCCCGTCGCCGTAAATCTCAGGGAGCTCAGTGCTCTTTTTGTCGTCGCGGTGCCGGCGCGGAATATCCACGCGGAGCACCGGTTCGAACCGATGGATCCTAACCGGGACTGCTCTTGCGGATGGAAAGCTGAGATCCCCACCGTGAGCGGCATCGACGAAGCGTGGAAATCGCATGTAAGACAGGAGGAAGCAAAAACGCATGGGAAGCCCCAGGACGAACCAGAAGGCGAAGCCGCACCCGCACCCGAAACGCCAGCATCCCCCAAAGGCGTCTAAAGGCGGGCGGAAAGAATCGCGGCGCGCCCCATCCCAGGCGCTCGGCCGGCCGGCAACTCTGCCCGAACGGATCGAAAAGCTGCTCATGGAGGGGGATCTGCGGACGCTCTCGGCGCCGGAGCGTCTTTTGTTTATGAAAGATCTCTGCCGGTCGCTCGGCCTGAACTGGCGCACGCGGCCGTTCGAATACATCGTTTTCACCGATCGCGATCGCGACGATGAGGAGCAGCAGGACTCGCAGAACCCGCCCGCGGGCAAGATGATCCTGTACGCGCGCGCGGACTGCGCCGCGCAGCTCCGCAAGATCCACAAAGTAGGGATCGAGAAAAATCTCAAACGCTGGCGCGAGGGCGAGTTTTATTACGCGGAGGCAAATCTCTACATCTACGAAAAGGCCGGCGTCCGGACTGATTCGGCAATCGGCGTCGTGTGGCTGAAGAAATGGAAAAAGGGCGCGAACAACACGCGGACCCTGGTCGATGTCACCGGGCAGAAGCTCGCGAACCTGATGATGAAAGCGGAAACGAAGGCGAAGCGTCGCGGCACTTTTTCGATCTGCGGGCTGCACATGCTCGACGAGTCGGAGCTCGATGACCTGACGAACATCACGTACGACGTCACCGAAAGCGGCCGCGTGGTGGAAGTCGCAACGCCCGGCCAGGCGCCGCCGCGGCCGGCGCTCGAGGCTGGCGCGCCGATCGGGCAGGAGCTCTATGAGCTCGCCGTCGCGATGGCGCAGCGGCAGAGTCAAACCGCGGTTCCTTTCAAAAAGCGAGTCGAGGAAATCCAGACGCAGCTCCGTCAGAATTCCACGCCGGCGCAGATCTCCGCACTGCACAAGAAATTCACCGAGCCGCAACCGGCGCAAGCTCCGCAGCCGACGGGGCAACAAAGCCCTGGCGCTGCGGCTGCGGATAGGGGGGGCGCTGCGGAGGGCGCCCCTGATAATTTCGACGGCATAACGATCAAGGCCATCGGGAATGACCTCTACCAGCTGGTCGGTTTGAAATCCGTGCTACGCGAGGCATGGTCGGTGATCAAAATGTACTGGAAGCAGAACGCAAAACCGCCGGCGTTCATCGCGACGGCGCAGGAAACCGGCAAAGTGATGGCGGCGCTCGAGAAGGCGCACATCAAACATCGGTGGCTCTAAATGCTAAAAGCGATGGTCCACATAACGCGCAACGAGGCTCAGATCCTCGAGTGCGCCTACATGCAGATCAACCCCCAACTATTCCTCGAGGCGTGGCGACGCGACGCCGGCAAGCCGGTTACGATTCTGCTCCCGCCGTGTCCGGAGACTGGCCGTTGCGATCGCCTTTGGTACAACGTCGCTCCGGAGTCCGTGGAAAAACTCTGGCCCGGAGGCCCGCCGGCCGCGCTCTGCGAGCACATGCTCGATAAGGACTGAAATGCGCTGCGTGAAAGTACAGATCGGCGAGGACGTCGCGATCGTTTGCACGACTGGCCGGCGCGTGCCGAAATGCAAATGGTGCAACGAGCCGAGCACGAAGCTGTGTGATTTCGTCGTGAGCTCACCGCTGCAGATCACCCACCGCAAAACCTGTGACGCGCCGATGTGCAATCTCCACGCGAAATGTATCGGCCCCGAAAAGGATTATTGCCCGCTGCACGTCGAGCGTGAACCTGGTGAGGAAGAGGTGCCCTATCGCAACCGCAAAAGATGAGCTCGCCAAAATGAAACTGCGCGCGGCGAAGAATGAAGGCGCCGACAAGATCACCATGATCGACCACACCGCGAGCGAACGGCATAGCTGCAGCGTGCTCGAGGCGGTGACGCACCTCGCGCGCCTGGTCGAGAAGGGCGCCGGCGAGCACATGATCCACGTCGTTGACCTCAAAGCCGAAAAGGAACGCAAGTTGAAAAACCCCAAGGGATCCACGAAGCGTGTTTTTAATTGCCGCACTCCGGAGCAACTCATCGAGTTGAACACGAAGCTCGAGCCTTTCTACGAGGAAGCCGTCGATCCGCACATCGCGATAGATCTCATCGTCCGCGCGCTTAATGTCCCGCGCGAAACAATCCGGTCCTGGGTTCACGAAGGGGAAGAGGAGCGCCAGGGCCCGCCGCCGGCCGCGCCGCTGCCAGGTGATGAATGGTTCCATGCGCGCGAGCCGGGAGTCGAGCCGGTCGAGGATGATCTTCCGGAGGAGCTACGTTGACGTGGGCCCAAGCATTTTACGAGTCCGTCCTCGCGATCTGCGGAACCGTCGTTTTGCTCGGCTTCCTCATTTCGCTGATGGACTTCCACTTTGAATTCCGCGATCCGCGGGAGGCAGTAAATCCGAGGGCGAAAGAGAGGCAGGATGGCAAAGGCAAAGAAGGGCAAGCGATCGCCGGCAGCCCGGCGGGCAGCCGGACGGGTGGCGAAGGCCAGCAAGCGGAAAGTGAAAGCACTCGATCCCAAGGCTGATTTTTCAAAACCGGTTCGCAGGCGCAAGCAAGGGCGACTACCCGGGATGGAGGACTCGCCGATCAAAGATCTCGAGGATGCGGCGATCGGCCATTCAGATTGCCTCGGCGAGATCCGCGAGAAGCGCGCGGAGCTCAAGAAAATAAAAACGGAGCTCGTGACCCTGATGCGGGCTCTCGGCAAGAAAAGCTACAACCATGCCGGGATCGTGCTCAAGCTGCGCGAGGGCGAGGATGATGTCAGCGTGAAAGTGAAACGCCACGATCGCGAGGACCAGGGCGACGACGAACCAGGCGAAGGCGATCCGCCGCCGGAAATCGGCGGAGACGAGGAAGAACAAGAGGCTTAAAGTTTGCCGCTCACGCGCGCGGCAGAACCCGCGGCGCCGCAGGCTCCACAGAGCACTCGACCGGCGCCACGGTGTAATCCCAAGGAGAGGCCAATGCCGACCGGCATTTACCAGCATCCTCAAGCCCACGGACACGCGCGCGGCAGTTCGCCATCGCCAACGTACATAAGCTGGCGAGCGATGCGCAGGAGATGTGACTACCCGAAAAACAACCGCTATGCGCTCTACGGCGGCCGGGGAGTCCAGGTTTGCGAGCGTTGGGGCAAATTCGAGAACTTCCTCGCGGACATGGGACCGCGACCCGCTGGCAAATCTATAGATCGCTTCCCTAACCCGGATGGAAATTACGAGCCCGCAAACTGTCGGTGGGCGACGCGCTCCGAACAGATGCAGACGCGCAGGCCATTTAAACACAGCCGTACAACGAGGAGGTATCAGGATGGAACGCGAAAAAGTAATTAGCAGCATGATCACCTCGGTGGGTTACGACGCCGACGCGCAACTTTTGGAGATTGAATTCGCTCCGAAACCAAACCAGGCAAGCGGGCCGGTTTACCAGTACGCGAAGTTCCAGCCGGCCGACTGGACCGACTTCCGCCAGTCCAAGAGCATCGGCAAACACTTTCGCGAACGGATCTCGGGGATCTTCGCGCATACCCGCGTCGGCGAACCCGTCGCGAAACCGGCACCGGCTGCGCGTGTAGGGCCATCGCTGTAGTACCGGGGGTAGGGTTTTCCATCTTTTGCACAGCTTTTTCCACAGGCCGCCGCCGCCGTCGCGGGAGGGAGAGGAATGATGGGGAGGAAGAAGGGGGATCCTAAGGGGGAAGTGGGAGGGGAAGCAAGGGGAGGGAACCTGTGGAATCCACAGGGTCATGTGGAAAACGCGAAATCGCACGATAAACAGGCGCGATCCGCTACCTCAGAAATCCACAAGCGAGTGATCGCCTGTGGAAAACGGAAGGGATTGCCATGCACAATCACCCCCGAGGAAGTAAGAAAGCAGCTCTAGCGCGCGCGGGCCACGCGCCGGCGGCCGCTACTACGGCCCTGGCTTTCGTGCCCGATTGCCCTTTTTGCGGGCTGCGGATGACGGAATGCGCGCACGCTACCGCGTTTCTGCGATCTTGGAAGTGTGAACCGTGTCGAACAAGCCTGAGCCGGCAGTACGGAAATTGGATGGGGACCGAAGGATAGACGCGCAGTGCAATTACCGCGTCAGTGGATTCCGGTGTCCGTTTGGCGCGTCATTTTTTTTCACCGGGCACCTGGGCTACTGCGCTTCACATTATTTCGCCGTGCTCGAGCTGCGGCGCTGGCTGTTGGAGGCCACCACACCACATGACGACAATCAAGATGCTGATCTACGGAGTGCCGATCGCGCAGGGATCTATGAAGGGCTTTCTCCCGAAAGGCTGGACCAGGCCGATCATCACCTCGGACAGCAAAAAAACGAAACCGTGGAAGCAGGAGATCGCCGGCGCGGCGGCGTCGGCCATGACGAAACGGAAGCTAGACCAGGTGAGCGACGGGCCGGTGCTCGTCGAGCTCGCCTTCTACTTCGACCGGCCGAAGAGTCTCAAAAAAACAATCCTCCACAAAGTGACAAAGCCCGACGTCGATAAACTCGCGCGCGCGGTCCTCGACGCCCTGACGGGCCCGGTGTTCAAAGACGACTCGCAAGTAGTCTCGCTGCGCATCACCAAAGGCTTCGACGCGACACCTCGCGCGGAGATCACCATCAACTTCGCGGACCACAGCGAGCTTCCACTGTTTCAGTCTTGACGAGCGGAGTAGACTTAGCCAACCCGCCGGCCGAGAAGGAGGCACCATGTACGGAGGGGAATTTCGGAAGATAAGCGAAAAGCTCGAGGAGATCCTACGGATCGTCCGGAGGCGCTTTCGCGAATTCAAACCAGCAAGGTCAATCCTGATCCACGGAGGAAACATGTCATTGGGAATAACCGCAGGAGGGGCGCTGCTCACCGTGCAACTGATTCCGTTGCCGAGCGGCGCGGTGTTTGATTCACCGGCAGACCTCGAGCTCACCAGCGATGATCCGAACGTAGTAATCGCGGCGAACCCGACAGATACGACCGGCACGTTGTTCGATGTCAGCACCCCGGCGTCGGATACGGCGACCAGCGCCAATCTGGACGCAACCGGCCTCGCCGGCGGCGTGCAGATCGAAGGCACCGCGCTCCTCACGATCACGCCGGCCGCAGCTCAAGCCGCTACCAGCATCGGCATTGTTGCCGCGCCATTGGCTGCACCGGCCGCGCTGCGGCGAACAGCTCCGGCCGCGAGTGGCGTGCGAACCGCGCCGGCTGCGACCAGGCCCAACCGCTAAACCTTCCACCACGCGGGCCCGTCCCTATTTGCTGCGGGCCCGCGTTTCCCTTTTCTGCGGAGGATCCCGATGGAGAAACCGAAACCGGGAAGTGTCGTTGTCATCAATGGCAAGGAGTTCGTTGTCAGCGGGCCAGAGCGCGGCCGCATGTTCGTCGAAGTCGGCGCGGCGCTCGCCGGCGGCCTGGCGCAGTTTGTGCCGATGAGATCCGTTCATTACGGCGATTCAAAAACTGGCCGGCCGGATGGTTTCACCGCGGGCGAGATTCGCGCAAACATCGGGCGGAAATTGGCTGCGGATCAGAAGCGTGCGCGCAAGGCACGACAGCGCCAAGCCGCCGCGGCCGCCGGCGGATTTGAAAGCAGGGCACCCCGTGGAATGCTTCAGAGCTGAGTGTTGGGGAATCCCGATCAAAGACGCGACGCCGGCAGACTTGGCCCACCTGGACGCCGTCATACGCAAAATTCTGTTTCAATCCCTGAGTGAGATCACCGAGGAGGCAGCGAAAAATGAGCCGTCACGATTGGAAGGTCGGGGGACGCAGTCGCCAGCCGAGGATCCGAGTCGTGCTAAAACCGACGATGCGCCTCCACGCGCTCACTGAGGCGGATCGCCGGCAGATCAGGGAGCTCCTGCAGGGCAAACGGGCGCACTGACGAAGGAAGAAGGCCGGGCTTGCGTACCCGGCCGGGAAGGGAACGACCCCTAACGCCTCGCGCGATCCAGGGAAGGATACGCGCGAAACTCTAATTAACTCTTTCCCGTTTGGCGTACACGTAGCCGACCACCGCGCCCACCGCACACAGCTCCCACGCGATCTCGGCAAACGGACGCTGCGGACCAGCGAGAACCGCGACGACCAGCTCCGCGAAGGCATCCTCGGTTAACCCCATAGTCTTGCCCATCTCGCCAAGCGAGATATTGGGCGCCAGGTTGCGCAACTCCTCGATGGTCATGGTCCTCACACCTCCCTGAATCTGTATTTGTAAAGCCCAACCGAAACCGTTTCGCCCTCGCACAGCTTGCCGACCACCTCACCGCGCGTGCGCCGGCGGGATTTGCGCGACTCGCGCACAATCTCATCCACCGCGTTCGCGAAGGTGATGTCCTGCCACAAACGGGAGTTAACATTTGTGCGGCGAACGATGTCGCCGCCGGTTATTTCTGAGCGGCTCACTCTGTTCTCCTGGGATGCGCAGCGCGGTAATGTTCATTTTGTTTTCTGCGAACCTCCGCACGGTGCCGCCAGTAATACGAAGTTGAGACCCGATTCGCGCAAGACCTGCACTGCCTGTGGCCGGCAGGAGTGACATGCGTGTTCGCGGCATCATAGGCATGACCGGCAGGGCAATGTGTCTTTGCCCGATTTAGGGTTGAGGGCTTATCGGGATGCGTCTCAGGTTTGGTGGGGCGAGTGTGCTCTGGATTGACGCAGCACCGCACGCGGCAATCATGGTGCAGCTCTGGTGGAAGAACGCGGCCTCCGATGTATTTGTAAGACCAGCGGTGAGCGAGCCAGGTCTTGCCACGCTCCGATAGAATCCCGTAGCCCGATGCGTTCAGCGCACGTAACCAAAGCCAGCAGCCGTCATCAGTCTGCTGCACGCACCGCATGAACTGTTCTGGCGTCACAGGATTGCCAGCGTGTCGCGGAGCGTAACGGCGAGGATGCCGACCAATTGCGCAATCGGTAAAGCAAAAAACAGTAGCTCTTGCATTGGTGTTTCTCCCTTGAACGTGGCGTTAGGCACGTTCGCGCGCGACTCTGCGAAATCGCGCGCGTGCGGTCCTAATCCTGGCCGAACTCGCCTGAAATCCAGACAAACCACAAAAACGCGGCGAAGGCGCACATCAGCACGAACCCGCTCTTGCCGCTATCGTCGAACATGTCCCATTCCATCCCGAGGATGGGCAGGGTTACGGTGAGGAACACAGCCACTATTTTCCACGGCTCACTGAGCCGCAGGCGGGGATCGCGGTCGGGGATCATGTAGCTCAAGACTGCACCTTCCTCAACCGCTCGAAGGTTTCGCGCGTCATGCCCAAACGCGCTGCATGGTGGGTGAGAATTTGCCCGGAAGTCAGCATGAAATCGCTGGCGAGTTGCTCATCACACTCGGCCGAAACCTCGTGGAAGCGCAGCATGGTGCGCATAGTCCACTCGTCGCGGCTGTAAGACTCAAAGCCGGGCAGCTCTCGCGTCTCTTCAGGCAAGTAGCTCACCTTGCCGTTCTCAGTTAGGCGCATCACCGAGTAGTACGGTGTCGCGAATAGCGTGTAAGTTTTCATGGTTTCTGTTCTCCCGTGCCCGCGTTCGTTTTAGGCGTGGCCGCCTCGCGTGCAAAGTTAGTAGTGCAATTCGATTGCCGCGCGTAAACCCTCGCGATTCAATCGCGACTGTCTCACCGCGCGTGAGAATTCTCACATGCTGTCTCACAAACGAGAAAATTGCTGCTATTGTGAGACGCATGCCGCGACTCGTTTTGGATGGGGAAGCACTGGCAAACCGTTACGCGGTTTATATCGCGTGGATTGGCGAATCGTGTGTGTATGTCGGAATGACACGGCAAGGTTTCCGCCGGGTGTTCACAAACGCGACGCTGCGCAAACGCTGGCACGAGCTGACCCGCGTCGAGGTCGAGTGGCAAGCCAACTCAGACCAGGCACTCGCGCGTGAGGCGCAATTAATCTCTGAATTGCTGCCAGCTCTCAACAAGAGCGGCAGACACGCTGCGAAGCAGGCCGATAGCCGCGCGCGAGTACAACGCGCTATCGAGCAAGCTCATGGTGATAAACAGCTTGCAGCACATTCACTCGGAATAAGTCGCGCAACTCTGTACCGCAGAATCGCAGAACACTCTTAGCCTTGCACGAAACCCAAACACCATGATCGCCTTCGCCTCAGCAACCTGGCCCGCGCATCCGTTGCGTTACACCTTCTCTGCGACTAAACCCTTGACCCTCAGCGCGGCGGAGACAGACCTGCTTTTACTTATTCCTGTCCTAACTCTCTACCTGCTTTCCCCTTCGCCTTTGCCCTCCCTTTCCCCTTTCACCAACTCTGCAGACTTAACCGCCTTCCTCTTCGGCGTCATCACCACAACTGGCGGGCCGAGTTTGATGCGCGCAGAATCGGATTTGCGCTCGCCGCGCGGATGGTTTCGCGGGCGCTAATCGGAGTGCGGTCGCATAGACGAGCGCGGGAACGCAACGTGTCTAATCGCCACGCGGGCCGGGCTGGATTGCGTGCAAACATAGTTCACCTTCACGGAACTGCGGGCCATTCACCACACTTCGCGGTGCGATTTCCACGCGAATCCCGAAGCACTCACGCGCACGAAAGCATGCTTCGCGCGAGCCTGGCCGGCGGGTGCGGTCGCCCCAGGGGAGGGCCGCGGTGGATGGGTGTCGTACCGCCCTGTGTCTTACAGGAGATTTCTTGTCTCACACGATTTTTTGAGGTAGTAAGACAGTGGGGGGTGTAAGACATGGAAAAATTATGGAATGTGAGAGGGGTGGGAGCGGGGGCGAGGGGGCGGGCGAAGGAGGCGGCGGCGGCGATGGGGATGACGATAGGGAAGTGGATGGAGCGAGCGATCGAGCAGGTGGCGAACGGGGAGTTGGACGATCGGAACCGGGCGAAGAGGGAGCGGCAAAA